AAAAGACTGGTGTGGTTTGGATTTACCAGATGAAGATCAAAGTAAACCTTGGTGGGAGATATTGCAACGTAATTTTAAACCGGAACAAGTAACATATTTTATTAGACTATTAAAACGTTATGGTCAAAAACAATTGAACGCTGAACCACAAATAGTTATTGATACAATACATTCTGTTAAGGGTGGTGAAGCTGATAATGTATTAATATATTCAAAAACAAATTGGCCTTCTGCTTTTAAAAATAAAAATGTTGAAGAACAATCTGATGAAAAGAGAGTGTATTACACAGGGGTTACAAGGGCAAAAAACACTTTACATATTTTATCCACAGACTATAAATATAACTATCCAATAGGCATGGATTACTTAGTATACTTACAGGAGAAAAGATGAGTCCTTATTTTGAAGAATTAAAAGTCGGACAATTTTATAGCCCTGAATTACAGAATGTAGTTTTTAATCCTAACACAAGTTGGGTAAAATATTTTAATTTTACAGCAACGTCAATTCCTTTAAACATTTTGTTTGCAGATGATTTTTATATTTGGCTATATGGTAGACATAAATATAAAGCTGGTGTTTTAAAAATGGAAGATAAAACAATTTACAATTGGCACAGGGATTCAAACAGGGGTGTATGTATAAACTCTCTAATTATGACACCAAACGAATCACACACATTTTTTAGAGAATATAATGATGTAAATCACTCTCTTATAGAGCTACAATATTACCCTGGAAGTAGATTCATATTTAACAACCAAAAAGATCACATGGTTATTAATTATAATGGCATAAGAATGATGCTAACAATCGAGTTTGAAGAAGACAAAAACAAATTAAACTATCTAAACTTATTAGATGAAATAAAAAGAGATTATTTACATGAAAAATAATTTATGGACACGAGGTGGTCAATACTACACAGTGTTTAAAATACAACCATCGCAATTTATTAATGAAAACAAAATACTTTTTGCTGAAGGCAACATTATTAAGTACGTGTGTAGACACAAAGGCAAGGGTGGTAAGGAAGATCTCGAGAAAGCAAAACATTATATAGACATGATAATAGAAAGAGATTACAAGGATGACTAGCTTACAACTTACATTTAATTTTAAACAGCACATTTGGTCTAGCCCATCTGAGTACAAAGATCTTACTCAAGCAAAAGAGATAGCTATTGATTTAGAAACAAGAGATGATGGTATTAATGATGGCTTAGGTGCAGGTTGGGCTTTGGGTAAAGGTGAGATCATAGGTTTTGCTGTTGCAACTGAGGGTTATCAAGCTTATTACCCTTTTGGTCATTTTGGTGGTGGCAATTTAATAAAGGAACAAGTATTGAAATATATGCATGATGTGTGTGCTTTGCCTTGCACGAAAATATTTCACAACGCACAATACGATGTTGGATGGTTGCGTGCCTATGGTATAGATGTAAAAGGTGACATCGTAGATACTATGATTGCAGGTGCCTTAATAGATGAGAATAGATACACTTATAAACTAAACGCGCTGGCTAGAGATTATTTAGGTGAGTTGAAAGCAGAGACTGATCTAGTAGAGGCTGCTAAAGCGCACGGGGTAGATCCTAAAATGGAAATGTGGAAACTACCAGCTGAGCATGTTGGATATTATGCGGAACAAGATGCACGGCTCACGTATCTTTTATGGCAACGTTTTAAACATGAGATTAATAAACAAAATTTAGAAACTATTTGGCAATTAGAGAAAAAACTTTTGCCGATATTAATAAGTATGAGGGAAAAAGGTATAAGGGTTGATGCAGAAAGCGCTGAAACTTTACGCAAAAATTTCATAGAAAAAGAAAAACTGATTCTACACGAAATAAAAAAACTTACAAATCAGGACATTGATATTTGGAATGCAAGACAGATAGGTTTTGCTTTTGATAAGCTAGGTATAGATTACCCAAAAACACCAAAATCAGGCGAGCCAAGTTTTACACAAAATTGGTTAGTGAATAGTGAACATCCCATATCTAAACACATTGTCAATGCAAGAGAAATAAATAAATTTCACAACACTTTTTTAAATTCAATTATGAAATATGAACACAAAGGCAGAATACACGGGGAGATAAACCAGCTGCGATCTGATACAGGTGGCACTGTAAGTGGACGCCTTTCAATGTCTAACCCTAATTTACAACAGCTGCCAGCTCGAAACAAAGAATTTGGTCCTTTAATTAGAGGTTTATTTTTACCTGAAGAAGGTTGTCAATGGGGTAGCTTTGACTATTCTCAACAAGAACCAAGATTAGTTGTGCATTATGCAGCTAGTATCGGAGAGGGTTACGAGGGATCTGGTGAGTTGGTAGAAGCCTACGCAAATGCAGATGCAGACTTTCATCAGACTGTAGCCGATTTAGTTGGCATAGAGAGAAAACAGGCAAAAACTATTGGTCTTGGTTTGATGTACGGCATGGGTAAAAAAAAATTGTCAACAATGTTAGGTGTATCATTTGATGAAGCTCAATTATTAATAAATAAATACAATCAAAAAGCACCTTTTGTTAAACAATTATCTGAACGTTGTATGAAAAAGGCAAACAGTGAAGGTGTGATACGAACAAAAATAGGTCGTAAATGTAGATTTGAGTTGTGGGAGCCAAAAGATTTTGGAATACACACCCCTGAAAAATTTGAAAATGCGTCAGCAAAATATGGTTCAGGTAATATTAAAAGAGCTTTTACTTATAAAGCCCTTAACAGATTAATTCAAGGGTCTGCAGCAGATCAAACTAAACAAGCCATTGTTTCTTGTTTTGAGGCAGGCTTTACACCTTTACTACAAATACATGACGAGTTATGTTTTAATATAAAAAGTGTGAAGCAGGTAGAAGAAATCAAGAGAGTGATGGAGACTTGCATGAAACTAAAAGTTCCAAGTGTAGTAGATGTTGCTTTGGGCAACGACTTTGGTATGGCTACTTAGTAATTAAATTTGGCACGAGCAATATCTCTTTGAATGATTCTGCCTTTGACGCAACTAATCTTCGCTTCAATATCTTTCATGTCAACAGAATATACACCAGTTTGTAAATAAGCGTTATTCCATTCATTTTCTAAGGCCATTTTTTGTGCTAATAAAGCATCCATACTGTCTCCTTTATAACAATATACAAAATTACGGCGTTTTTGTCAATATCTCTTGACAAAGGTAATAATTTTATATAATTTTAGGATATGATATTCAAATGTAAATCACAATACTTTAGAAATCTTGTCAATCAGATTGATAAAATTTTGTCAAACATACCAACTACTGATTATGATGGTATGGACATCAGAAATACAAATGAAATAGGTAGATATATTGCCGAGTTGAAATATCTTGGTTTTGATTCAGAACAGTCAAGACATTTTATTAATGATGAGTTAGAATCAAGAGAACAACTACAAAATTTATATGAGCAATAATCCTTTTTTATTAGAGACTCCTGGTGTTATTAACTTTTCAGGTGGTAGAACATCTGGCTATATGTTGCGAAAGATATTAGATGCTTTTGACAACAAGTTGCCGGATGATTTACCTGTTGTTTTTGCTAACACAGGAAAAGAAATGCCACAGACATTAGATTTTGTGCATGATTGTTCAACACATTGGGATGTGCCCATCGTATGGGTAGAATGGAACAACAACTTTGAAAATAAAATTAAAATTGTTGACCATAATTCTGCATCAAGAGAGGGCGAACCTTATGAACAATTGATTGACAGCAAAAGATTTTTACCTAATCCTGTTACACGATATTGTACATCGTATTTAAAAATAAAACCAATGCGGGCATATTGTATGTTTCACAAAGGGTTTGAATATTGGAATAGTTATGTTGGTTTACGATATGATGAACCGCATCGAGTTGCGCGATTAAACAATAGAAACAAAAAAGAACGTTGGGAAACAGAAGCTCCTTTACATGATGCCAAAGTTACTGTGCAGCATGTTTATGATTTTTGGAAAAATAACGAATTTGATTTACGTTTACCAAACATCGGTGGTAAAACACCACAAGGAAACTGCGACCTTTGTTTTTTAAAAGGTGCTAACACCATTAAGAATATTATGAAGTCTGATCCTAAACTTGCTGAGTGGTGGATTAAACAAGAAACTAAACATTTAGGTACAGGCAATGACAGAGCTGCTTATTTTCGAAAAGATAGACCAAGTTATGCCAAGTTACTTAAAAACACACAAGATCAGTTAGAGTTGTTTGAATTTGATCAGGCAACAGACACCTGTTTTTGTCATGATTAATATTATTTTATAACGAAAGGAAAAACCATGGATGCTACAAAATGGAAAAGTATAGCGGTGCGTGCCGGTAACTATGCTCTTTTAAAAGGACTATGTTTGGAAAAGAAACGAACACCAGGACTTTTTGTTGAAAAATTAATTGAAGATTATATTAATTATCAAGCAAAAAAAGAAGAGATGTCTTTAGATAAATATAAACAATCTTTATTGGATAAATTAGATGGTTAACACATTAAGATGGGCACCATTTTTGGTTTACAAAGACAATAAAAATTATGCGCAAGGTTACAGAGATGATAAATTGCAGCATGATGATTATAAAGCAGGTATACACATATCTATACCAGATCGATTAAATATAACAATCAATAATGAGTTTGAGTATGGTGGACACAAAATGAAAGCCATACATGTGCAACGCTGTTCCGAATTCAAAGATCATATTTATGTATTTGCAAAGGAGCAATAATGAAATGGATTGTGGTATTTTTTTTAGCCAATGGCCTTGAACATGTACATGGTGAAGTAGAAGTTTGTGACTTTGAAAAAATATGGGAACAAGTTGACATCTATGAAGCTGAAACTAATAAAGATGTGACAGGTTGGGGTTGCTATGACGAAAAAACTTTTTTACTTAGAGAAAATGCAAGAAAACGATTAGGCATAGATGTTTAGTTGGTTTGTTGTAACGATATGGTTCGAATTTGATGGCAGGTTAGCTATGGAACATTTTATGAACTATCGAGCTACTGTTTGTAAAGAGGCTGTAAGAATAATCATAGATGAAGCTAGAAAAAAATATCCGGAACAAAATATAAAAGCAGCCAAATGTAATGATCCTATCATTTGGTTCAAAAAATATAAACTTAATAAATGGGATCAAGTAGTAGATAAGGAGTAAAAATGGAAACATTAATTATAGGACTATTTTTTAATTTATACACATGGAACAATGCAGACTTTTTTGTTCAACGAAAAAATAACGAACGTAAATACACTTGTGTGTGGGTTGACAAAGGGTGGTCAAAAGCTAACCCAAACAATCCATCACTAAACGTGTTTGGTTACACAAAATATCAACAAAAATGCGTAATGAAGGAGAAAGAATAATGCAAACAAAAGAAAAAGTAATAATATATCAAATTTGTGAAGAATGCCACGGGAATGGTTTTACTAAATGTAACCGGTTAGCTGATAAAGATATTTATACCACATTTGTCTGTAATGCTTGCGGTGGATCTGGTCATTCGGGGAAACATTATGCATGAAGACGATTATGTAAGACTAGCTGTAAAAATGGAAAAAGAATTGTTAATAAAATGTCTGCAAAGACCTGGTTACGCTGCTGCGCGGTTACAAAGTCAGTTTGGATATAGTATGCTAGAGTTACAACGTATCCGAAATGGCGAATCAATTCACAAAAGCACCAAATAGTAAAATTTTTGTAAAAGATTCTTACTATACAAATCGCACGAAACTTAAAAAGCGTATTCTTGATTATGATCTACTTCCATACCTTTGTTTTAAATGCGGAAATAAGGGTATGTGGCAGGGTAAAAAATTAGTGCTTGTGCTTGACCACATAAATGGTGTAAAACTAGATCATAGGCTAGAGAATCTCAGATTTGTATGTCCGAATTGCGATAGTCAGCTACCAACATTCAAGAGCAAAAACATAAAGTATCTACAAAAGAAGTAACACGGATCACGGAACAAGGGCCAGGTACTTAACTTTTTAGAAAGGATATATTATGGCTATTAATGAACCTGTGTTTGAACAACTTAAATTGTTAGCAAATAGATTAAATAATGAGGAATATGACGATATTGTACAATTGTTGTTTAATTTGTACATGGGCGTTGATGTTGGTTACGATCGAGAAGATGTAATTTCAATACTTGCTGACGCAAAACAAGCAAAAAATGTAGCTAGACAAGAAAAATTACAGTCTTTTAAACTGATTAAGGGTGGTAATGATGAAACGAAGTAGATACAATTATAGAGTGAGTATAAATAAAAAAATCAATTGGAGAGAAGCTTTAGATATAGACTATGTAGATGAGGCTGTAATGTTTATTGATCCATCCGTTATGGATCCTGAAGAGAGAACACAGTTCATTAATGGTGTATTTCTAGATTACAAACGTATTAAAAAAGACGCATCTAAAGACAAATCTATGCGTGCGTACTATCAAAAGTATAGCAAATTGTTAGGTGTGCTTGTTAAAACTTACGGA